ATGGTGGAGGTAATGATGGATTAAATCCGAGTTACACTTCATCGATAGGTTCTGACGGGCGGCATTTCGTTCTTCAAGCGCTTCCGATAACGACCGCGTTACCATTAGCATCGAATAGAACTTCTCTTTATCGAAATGGTGTTCTTCTTTCCGGTATTGAGTCCACGATAACAACAACGTCAACAATACCTGTCATATATGATTATGCCATTAACATATCTAATGGACAGATAGAGTTACAATCTGCTCATTTTGTTGATCAGGGTAGCGGATCATATACAGCATTGACTACAAATACAGGTGTTGGTTCTCTTTCCAATTTAACTCTTGTCGATGCTAATGCTCCTCAGGAGACATGGACAGTTCGTTGTGTTGGTGTTCAGCGAAATGTTTCTAATCTTCCAATAGCAGGAACTGCTCAGTTTATGGCATTTGGCTCTATCTCCGGCTCGCCAGTTGATGCAAATGGTAATCCTATTGTCTGGGTTGCTGATGGATATACAGTTTCCAATGGCATTCTTTCTTTCTCTATCCTTGAAAATGCCTCTTATCCATTTGTTCAGGGTGATGGTTTTACGATTGTCATCGCGAGTGGTGTTCTTAACCGCGGAGATAGTTTAACTGCTAATTATATTGCGACATCTGGAATTAATTCTCCAACTGTGACAAACGGAATGAATGATGTTATTAATCGTTTCGGAACTCCTGGACTCGTTGCAACTCCTGGTCTTGGTCTAGGCAATTCTAATGCTCTTTCTCTCGGCGCTCAACTATTCTATGCTCAATCTGCTCCTTCAATGATTGCTGTTCAGGCGATGCCTCCACTTCCGAGAAGAACATCATTTGAGTTGTCTACATCGGTTAACGCATTTAGTTCAGCTAATCAGAATTATGATGACTTTATATTCCCATTGCCTGTTGGTGTTCATCCTGGTATTTCTTTGAGTGGCGAGGATAGTGATATTCACTTCTTTATACAGAGTGGTGGAGTCGAAACACAGATTCTTCCTAATCAATATCCATATTATACGTTGCAAAATGTTGATGGAGAGACTGCTCCTGCTGGCGCTGTCACATTAGCTAACTTCATATCAGAAACAGGAGTTCCTGCATTTTCTTACTCAGTTGTCTATGGATATGGTGAAGATTATACAGCTTCTGATGGTTATTTACTACGAAATAGTTCAAGTTATATAAATGGTATTTTTACATCAGCATCTAAGGTGTTTACTCAATATTATGTTGGCAAAATATTACAGATAGTGGACGCGGTAAATACGGCAAACATAGGATACTATTCGGTAACTTCTGTTTCAAATGGTCAGCTTTATGTTACCTATCTAGGAACAGCATATAATTCGACTAATAATCAGTTTCCTGCATTTTTAACAGAGGTTTCAGGATCAAATATAGCTTTCCAAGTTATTAACTCGACAACGTTGGCTAATCTACCGGTCGCGTCGGGAACAGATGGATATGTTACTCCGACTACGGGATATCAGGCAACGTTTACAAGTCCTGGGACTAATTTCTCTTCAATAACTAATATATCTTCATATAAGCTACAAATAAATGGAACAAGTGGTAGCGGTGGCATTCCGAATGATAATGGATTATATGATATTATAGCGGTTAATGGTCATTCATTAACAATAACAAAAACAATCGTTACCGAGGGATTAGGCAATCAATTTGATGGATATGCGCAAAATGGCATAAACTTTATGATGCTTAATCCAAGTGCGAGTGTTTCGACAAGTTATGTTGTAATAAGCAAGAGTGTTGTTCCGCCTGGCGATGGGTTAAGGATTACATTAGTAGATCAGAGAGACTTTAGTTTCTATGATGCTGGTTGGGAAGCTGCATTAGCTTCGTTACAAGTTGTCGAATGTGATATAGTTGTTCCGTTGCCATCGCAGACAATATCTGTTATCTTCCAGAATACAGTTTCTCATTGTATTGAGATGAGTAACATTGTTAACCGAAAAGAAAGAGTTGCGATTATAGGTGCGATTAATGGATTAAGCCCTGCTAATTTACTAGGGACACCGGTTGCTGTCGAAGCTATTGGTGAATTGGAAAATATAAATGATCCTTCTCCAACTAATATATTGAATGCTAATTTGGCTGATCTTGTTAATTATTCAGTTTCTGCTGCGTATGGAGAGACATATCGATGTATTTATTGTGCACCGGATCAGATATTGGTTCAGGCTGGTGCCAATATAATAACAATTGATGGTTTCTATCAGGCTGCTGCGGTCGCCGGATATTTAGTTGCCGATGTTCAGAGACAGAATCCGCTGACAAATAAGGTTATGAGCGGATATACAATACAGAATAACAGACTCTACACAACGACGACAATACAACAGCTAGCTGCTGCTGGGGTGACGGTTCTACAACCTGTTTCTGGTGGTGGATTAGTTATCTGGGGCGTGACGACAAGTCAGAGTGGATATATCGAAGAAAAAGAGGTCTCAATTGTGTTCATTAGAGATTATCTTGCCAAGCTATTAAGAGCTGGATTCCAAGGATATGCAGGAACACCACAAACCGCTAATACAGCAGCAATATTAAGCACAAGGGCAACAGATCTTCTAAACTCCTTTGTTGCTGAGAATCTAATAACTACTTATACTGGACTCTCCGTTGTTCAGGATGATGTTGATCCAACTCAATGGGATATAAGTGTATCTGTATCGCCAACTTATCCAATTAACTTTATATATATAAAGGTCACGGTAGGTAATTTAACACCATCAACATAGTAATCAAAAATAATACGAATAATATTGAATAATAAATAGGCATATTGATTTAATAATCTGAGGTCTTATATGGCTGTGGCTCCAAATACAAACTCAACACTAACTTTTCCAAATGGCACAAATAGAACAAGTGTCTCTTTATCTACAAACATCATTATGCTAGTTAATAATACGGCAGTTGGCGCTGTTCAGGAGCTTAGTATTAATGAAACGAGAACAATAAAAATGATAGATGAAGTGGGCACTGATGGACACGTGGATTCTTGCCCCACTGCATCAACTAATATTACAGGGTCATGTCAAAGAATAAGATATGATAGATTGACAGTGACGCAAGCCTTTTCTCGCGGCTTTTTGCATGCAAGCGCTCAAGTATACCCATTTGATTTGGTTATATTAGATAAGCAGACATCAGATAAAGCAACTCAGATATCGACTATAATTAAAAACATATGGATTATGAAATTAAGTCATGCATATAGAGCAAGTGATTGGTTGATAACAGATACAATGGATTGGGAGGCTGAGTTCATATATAGTATTATGAATAATGGTCCGGTTGCACAAGGCGGTGTTGAAGGCAATAGGGCGATTAAGTATAGCGCTGCTCCGGGCATGCAAATTGAACAAACCGTGGATAGTGGGGCAAATGGGTATAGAGGTAGCATGACAGCATCAGGTCTTATCGATCTCGGATCAACAGGCAATATTTTCTAATCAAAGCTCTTAACATTCTTTTAATAAAGAGGCGTTTTCTCCTTGACGCCTCTTTTTCTTTTTGCAATAGCCTAATAACATGATATATAAAGGTATAGTCAATCGTATTGAAAGGACAAATAAAAACATGGCACAATTTGATTCACCGCTCGGCAAGAAAACATTTAAGGTTCAACCAATGAAGCAATTAGTCATCCCTGATGGAGCAGCACAGTCGCAAACTGTTCAGCAACCTATTGAAGATTTTAATGATCCTAAGGGATTTGACCCTACGCAGAGCGTCAATCCTGCGTTTCGTCGAACTATGAATATGCCACAGATTAATCAATCGATACAGGATTTACAATCGAAGATAGATCAAGAGGATCCGCGACAGGTTGAAGAAGATTTTAAAGCAGCGAGAGAGGCAAAGAAAGCCAAGTTAACGGGTAAAGAGCGGCTTTCAGAGAATGCGAAGAAAAGAATAGAGATGTTGCTTGGTATGACGAGAGTGCAGAGAAATGTTGATATTGGTGGTAATATTTTTGTTCTTCAAATACTTTCCGCAAAAGCATTTAATGAGGCGTTATGTGAGGCATTGCCACTTGATAATGTTCTCGAACAAGATTTTGAGATGAAGAGAAATGTTCTTGCTCGGGCGATAATATCTATTGCTGGTGTCGATACTGCGCAGTTTTTAGGGACTGATGAATTAGATGCGAGATTAGAGTTTCTTGGCGAGATTGATCAGGTTGTTTTCAATAGATTATATGATGAGTATATTAAAATGAGAGAAGGTTCTTCGGAGAAATATGCTATTAAAAATGAGGCTGAAATGAAGGAGGTTATAGAAGACCTAAAAAAATAGTTAACGAGCCTGATCATCGTTTTGTTTGGCATTTATGCAATATGTATGGATGCGAGCAGGACGATCCTATAATAAGAGATATGGATCCGGTTCGATATATGTGGAAATACAATAACTGGGTAGCGGATCAGAATGAGAAAGTTGAGCTAGCAAAGGAGCATGCATATTTGTTAGCATCATTCTGGAATCCCGAAGCGGTTCGCAAGATTAAGGGAGAAGGTGCGGATATGCATATATCAACTGATGAGGAGTTCGAAGAGTCGACAAGAATGGTTCGAGACATAAATGAAGGAAAGTTAAAATTAGGAGAAATAGAAGAAGGAAAAGGAATAGATAGACAAAGAAGAAGACGAAAAATAATTTAGCTGAGGTATTATGGCT